CCGTCCTTGGCGCTCTAATCTCTTCCTTCTCGCCTCGGCGATGATGTCGTCTCTTGCATCTATGGCGGCGTCAAATTCCTTCTGCTTGTCAACCGGCTTGTCAACCGGCGGGGCTACCTCTGTCGTGGTTGCCTCTGTCTGGGTTGCCGTGGTCGGGGCTGCCTCTGTCTGGGTTTCCGGTCCCGCTGCGTAAACGCCCACTTCTTCAGGCACAGGCGGGGCCACTCCCGCTTCCGCTGGGGTAGTACCCGGGGTGCCAGCGCCCGGGGACACCTCCTCTCGTGTGCCCGGCGGCGGGTCCACAACGCCACCTGCTCCAGACCCGCGCTGAAGTATATTTTCGGCCCGGGCGATTGCCGTAGCAGAGTTCTTCGACAAAACGCCAATCATCCTCTCCATATCCTTGGCACTCAACTCCGTATTGCCCAGAATTTCCTGAATACCCTTCTGGAAATCAGAGTACGCCTCCATAGCCAAGTCGATGCCGGTCTGTAATTTTGCCGCTCCAGCAGCATCCCCAGCCGCCCTCAGTTTGTTAGCCTCATGCTCCCACTTCCGCGTGTTTTCGAGGGTCGTGGTCACCCTGTTGAACATATCATTGGTGGTGGCTCTCGATTCGGCTGATAAGTGAATCCTGTTCATCGTCTCCTGCATAGCCTGCTGCGTGTCAGCTAACTGCTTCTGCACGCCAGCCAAGGTATCCGCTGTGTCAGAGGCTCTCCCCATCGCCACCACCTCCGACCGCATGAGTTCTCTCTGGGCCTCGCCCATCTTCTCGGCCTCGGTCAACGGCCTCTCCCTGAGACGGGCAATGTCCTCTCGGATATTTCTGTCTGACCCGCTGCGAATGTCTGACCATCCACCTCTTTCACTCTTGAACTTCCTGAACGCATCATCGCCGTCATCGACGGGAGCAGCGACCGGCCCCATGGCAAGCGACTCCGCGTCTCCGACTGCCGCCCCTTGCGCTGGGTCGCGGTACTGTTGGCCTGCACCAGCAGGAGCAGAAACAGCAGGAGCAGCGCCTGCGGCAGAGTCGAACTCTGCCAGACCCTGTTGGTATTTTGCCTGTGCAGCCTGCTGCGCTTCTGGATTCCCCTGCGCAGCGGCCAGTTCTGACACAAGCTGTTGCTGTAGAACCTTCTTGTTTGCTTGGACCCGGTTGTCACTTTCAAGCCACGACTTGGCCTGAGCCATGTTCATGTCGGCACCACTCAAATGCCTTGCCTGATTGCGGGAAATATCCCCAACCCCAAGCGAGCGGGCCATGTCGCCACGGTATTGCTCCTCGTTTCTCCACGCCTCCTTCCTCCGCTGGTCGCGGATGGATCTGGCGATCGTCTGCTCGTTTGCAGGCCGGAACTCGCCCTTGTGATAGACGCCTATCTGCCCGCCACGGGTGACAGTCCCCGCCGGCGCTCTGATCGACGGGTCAAGCTGCGAGGACTTGTAGAAATTCTGGTTGGCGGGGCTTACAGCAGGCGCTTGGGCAGCGGCAGTGTTTGCCGGTCGTGGCGTCATACCGGCAGACGCTGGCCTCGCACCGCCAGCGGGGTCAGCAGGGGCGTCCGCCACGGGAGGGCGAACGGAACCACCGCGATTTTTCTTTGGCCGAGCAAAAAGCTGCTTGTTGGCGAGAGGGTTGTTATAGGAAGCCATTGGTTACCTCATGCAATCGTGATTGTTCGGTCTGGTCCCCAGTCGAAATCTACGTCCTCCTTCGGACCCTTGTAGACCACGGGGTTTGAATACACCAACTTGGCTAACGGATCTTGGATCGTCCCGGCATGCAGGTCTGCGTTTGTAATTGTCTTCGGTGACGGGTTCTCAGAGTTGTCCAAGGTGCCACCACGGAGATTCAGCTTGGTGATGATGCTGCCGCCAGATGTTCCTGACGGATTGTTCAGCTTGAACACGCCACCCCACAGATTCATGGTGGTGACCGAAGCAACCCCTTGCCCGCCAGTATGGTTTATCACACCACCATATTGGTGGACCACGTTTACCACCGCCCCCAAGTTTACAGTGCCGCTCCGCAAATACAGGTTCTGCAAAACTCCATTGGCTAAGTCATTGCGGCAATTTTCTCCTATTTCCACCACGGGGCTGTCTGCACCAGAGTTGGACCCAACTATCACATCGCTGCATTCGCAAAGTTTTTGTTCGGGGCCAAGAGAAACCTCCCCGCTATATACGGAAACGGTTCCTACGTTGGTTGTATTCGCGCTCACATCATTCGTGATCATCTGAAACGCAGACTGGCCCACATTGCCAACCCCAGTCTTGCGAATATCAATAGCCACGGTCGCCAGCGTCTTTATAAAATGAAATTTGGCGAGCGTGCTGCTCCCCTCGAACATGAATCGCGTTGCGCCGCTGTTGGATATATCCACTTGGAAGAATCCACCAGATGTGTTTCCAATGTTCTTTGTGAACCCATCCTGAACCCAGAAGGATTTCAGCGTGCGAGAACCGATAGCGTCCATGCCATCAGTGATGCCGTTCGACGCATACGGAGGCACGATCACATCATCGCCGTTCGCTGGAAGACCCTCGGACCAGTTCGCGGCAAGGCTCGCATCCCCGCTTGTAGTACCTAGCCATAAATTCGTAGCCATGGTTCGTTCCTAATGTATGCCGTCGCCGTTGTAGATTTTGCTCACGACCTTGTCCATCTGCTTCTCAAGCTGTAGCAGACGCATGTTTTGTTCGCTGTCGTCGGGCAGGGAGCCGAGTTCGCCTCGGGGCCATCTCACCCGGAAGTCTGTATTGTCCGTCACGTCCTTAGCCATGATCTGGATCTGGAAGTCGTTGTGGCTAACCCGGCTGTCAACCGATGCCAGCCACCAGATCCCCGCACCAGCCTGTACCAGCACGGCAAGTCCGATGGTCAGGATGTAGCTGTTGTCGGGCTTTTTGACTGCCTCTGCCACTTTCCACCTCCCATCTTCCTGCCGCCGGTCCAGAACTCACGCCTACACAGCAGGCGAGGGAGGCCACGCCATCCGTGGTTGTTCATCATGTTCTTTCGTCTCTGACACTTGCCGCACCCCCGCGAACTTGCCCACTTTGCCATCTTCTCTATGCGAAGCATCCGACCAATGGCCGGAACCCATGCGTCAACCATGACCACAATAGTTAGCGCCTGGAACCATACGCCGGGAGGAGGAGCCATGGACGGTCGCCTTGCTGGCGTCGTCCTGATTTTTTTGCTCTCACCCTCGACAGGTATCCGCTTTGCGTAATACTTCATGACAGTTCTCTTGCCAGGGTTAGGGGTCGAACGCTTCGATGATTACCTTCCCGCCCGAATACAGGGGGAAATTCACATGGTTTATCTGTTTCGTCTTGCAGAAGTATTCCTGTTCCATTGGAGATCCCGCCTCTCCAAGGCGATTGTCGATTACGTTTCTGCCGAAGCAGTCGAAGTTTGTGCTGACTCCACTAAATACATTTGCCCAATGCCAATTCCTCTGCTCGTTGAACCAAGAGATTCTCTGGACAGGATCAGTGTTGTGACATCGTGATTCAAAGTATGCGCCCGAATGTATGATCGTGTCCTGCGTTGCGGTTTGCTGACCGATTGCGCCTGAGTCTAGAGAAGCTCCTTGGCACCAGTCTCTGACGTAGCCGAGGGATGCGAAAATATACACCTTCACGCCATCTGGCACTTCATACCTTGGTGCGCCGGGAACTTGGCCCCATCTGCCGTAATTTCTCCCCCCAGTGATCGTTGACCCTCCCATATTCCAGTTGAAGATCCCCATCGAAAGTGTCCACTCGCGGTCGCCGTCGCCCCAATTATGAGTGCCGCAGGAACCGTGTTGGCTGTCGTCTGCGGAGTCAATCAATGGAGATTCGTCAGAATCTAACAACTCAATTGTCGAGCAGCACTCCATCATGGGGCCACTTCTGCTGGCGGCGGCGGGCATCCCCTCCCAGTGGAAGCTGTGGTTTATGTCTGTTGTGGGCCAAAACGGCGTTACATCCCAACTTATCCCGATGCCCGGATCGATGCACCTATATTTGGCCCCGGACTGACCGAAGTCACATTGGAATATGGCGTCACAGAATTTTGTTCCGTCTTGTATCGGCTCAAAATCTTCTAGTTTTATTCTGTAGTGGCACGCCCTGTTGTCTTCCCCGCTACACATTGGAGATCGGCTTCTGGATGTCCCCGTAAGAACGGGGTTGCCGGGATTTGCAGTCTCTGCCCATCCGTTTCCCAAGTTGTGTATAGAGTATGTATCGTCGCACCCGTCTGCGGTGCATTCTGTCGGCTTGCTATAGCCTCCATCGGTCGTTCCATCATCAATCACAATAATGTCGTCGGTGAAATCGGAACAGCTAGACGCAAGATGCTTATCGCCGCCGGTTGTCCTCCTGCGCAATACGCCGTTGTCGCCTGTTTGCAACCTCTCGTTGGGCATCAGGTTTCGCAGTCCTCTGGAGTGTCAACAATTGTTGCATACTCGCGAAGAACGCTCTTGACTTTCCCGTTGGGCAGTATGACGAGTTGCCTGTAAAACGACCGCAATGCTGGAGTCGTCTCGCTATGGCTATAGTTCGTCCTCTGGTCAACCTGCCACGCTATCCCCGCCCCATTGAGATATTCTCCTCCTACTCCCCGGCTGCCATTCAAGTCAGACAGAACATAACCCGTCGTGTCAGGAGTGACTGCGTGCCCCCCAGTCTCGTCCGTGTCAGTCGCGGGCGAGACTCCTACGTCGCTATATGTAATCGCTGACTCGCGAACATGATCTGAATTTTCTATATTCGTCCAATACAGAACAGACCCGTCCTGCCTAGATGATGTCCATATCGGGACGATTCTTTCGTGTTCCAAATCATTCTTGCCAGTAAAGCCCCCGCCCAGCGGCGCAACAAGTTCCATGCCGTTGCCCTGCTCGGTCGAAGCGCCAGCAGTGTTGTTGATCTCGGCAAGGTTTATCAGGTATGTTTTTTGTGCAGTGTCGCTTGCCAGTCCCCTCCTGAAATCGTCTGGGTCGCCGGGGGGGCTAACGTCTTGGTCGGGGTCAGGAACATTGCCGCTCGCCACTTCATCACCGATAATCACTTCTTCCCATGAATATCTCCACCTCTTCCCGTAACCTCCATGTGAAGCGGGGACAGACTCCCACCCGGTAATCTTCCCGAAGAACGGTGCCGCAGCCCCTCCGCCCAACTCGCCGATGAACGAGAGTTCCTTCCCGTGCGTTGTCTCGGTGACCAGTATGTTCTCGTCGCCTATAAGATTGATAGCTCTATTGATAGCCTGACGCATCTGCTCCAGATACTCTACGAGGCTGCCAGAGGGTGGTGGTAGTGTGGATGCCATGAGGAGGGCTAATCAATGTATCCTGTTCCATTGCGATGCCGGATATGCGTCCCGCAGATACGGATTCCCATTCTCGTCAATGAGGCTCTCCTGCCAGTACATTCTGTCCGTTGGGGTGTTTTGCCACCTGTTGGTCATCCACACCTGTCTCCATTGAAATACATGGTGGTAAATCCAGCTATTCCTCTTGTTGACCAGCTTGACGCCCATATATTTCAGCGACTTGGGGTAGAACTTTTGCCCATTCATAAATTCAGTGTTTCTGTTTAGCGTCCCTCTCGCTGCGTACCCCTGAGTCGCCACGTCAGGTATCTCGTCGGAGTAGATAACCTTCTCCAGTGGATTCCATTCGATGGTTAGGAGAGGGACCGTGACATATCTCGGGGTGATTTTCGGTCCACCCGGTCCAACCACTATGTTTGCGACGTTTTTGTCCTCGGGAGAGTTCCACAGCTTGACCTGCGTCGAACCCTCGCGGATGGAGAACCAGACGAGGTCTTTGTCTGGGTCTTGTCCGTACCTGCCCCAGACGTATGCATCGCCGCCCGGCAACGCCTTCACCGTGATGTCGATGAGTGTCAGCCCGTTGACCGTCTTGTCGAACATGTCCTCGTAGTTAGAGACATTCAAACCTTCGAGGCTGTCCGCGCCTCCCTTGACAACTCCCGAAATCACACCGCTGGCGGGGGTGATTTGCTCTCGGGGGAATACTCCTTTGGTAAATTGAATACCGGGCGTACCCTTGGTGGCAATCGTGTTTTCGATCTTTATTGGTACCGCCACTAGAGGTTTACCTTTATTCCGCTGCGGATCTCCGAGGTCAGTTCATTCATCGCCTGCAATAGTTGAGCGATCTCCCCGATGATCGCGTTGTTGCCCTCGGTGATGGCGTCAACGAGTTCCGTATTGCCTTGGTCGGAGCCGGACTTCTCCTCCGCCGCCTGAGACTGTGTCTCATCTTCTGTTTGTTTTCCCCTAGCGTACTCGGACAAATCGTCCGTGTGTATCTCTTCCCCTTCACCAACCCCGGTCTCTTTTCCGGGTTCAGCCACCGCCGCCACCTGCTGACTGGCCTCCTCTTTGCGTTCTTCTGCGGCACGTCGCGCTTTTGCGACACGTTGCTCACTCTCCTCTTTGCGTCTTTCCTCCCTGTCAGCCTTTCTCCGCTGACGCTCGGCTTCAGCTTCCATGCCGTAGACTTCAACGTCCGTGGAATTTCCACGATTCACCCTCCCTCGCTCTTCCTTGTCATCGTCCTTGGTGCTTTGTTTCTGCGCACGGAGACCTGGGTCCAGTTCATCGTCTGGTATGGAAAACTCGCCGGTTTCGGGGGTGTCGAATGTTGCCATCTATCAGCTACCGGCAGTGATCTTGGGGTTGCCCATGACGAAATTCAGAACCATGGGAACGATGTGCCGCTTTGGGTTACTTCCGAAGTTGAAAGTGACCTGCTTTTGGGTGAAGAAACAATTGCCAGTGGGGGACGCCGCCTGGGGAGTCCCATCGTGGAGACCAGCCTCTTCGAGGTCGTATGTCTGACCGTCCGAACTGATCCTTCCGCCATCGTCGGTGGCGAGCGTGAGCTTGCCCTTGAACACATCCAGCGTGCCAAGGCCAGCAGACTGCAACGCCACGACCACAAGCTGCCCCTTTGCGATCACCATGCCGCCAAGCTGCATGATCAACGTCTTGTCTCCGAGTCCAGTGACATCTTGAAGCTGTGCGTCCAACTGGACAGTAGCGGCTACGATTTTCAGCTTGTCCGTAATAGTATGACCAGCAGCGGTGGTGACCGTTATGTTGCTTTCGTCAGGTACAATTATTGGCATGACATCCGCCTTCCTAATCGTCTAGGGTCATCCGGTCGATACCCAGATCCCTAGTATCTCCGAGTATTGTGTCCAAGTGTTCCACCATCAATGACCACGCCGGGTCCGACCCGACTGACTTTTGGTCAACCACGTTGTGCTGCAACAGCGCCGGTGCTCCCCACTGGAGCATGGGCCTGAGAATGTCGTCCTCTATATTGAAGCTGCCCACCGTGGTGGCGTCGGCAACGCCCGCAGTCCACTGAGTCGGCGCGTTCAGGTAGGTGATCGTGTAGGTATAAGCCGCGTCGGGTGCCGGGTGAAGGAAGGGCCGAGTAGACTTCGAGGTGTCAAAGGCAATTCTCAGAGGCTCCCCTTGCCCGGAGTCCGCAACGTGGTGCTCCATCATCAGGTCGAAGTTGACAAGTTCCAGCGGCTTCTTCATGCCCGTCCTTGCCCGGATGAACCGGCGGCGGGTGAAGACGTTCTGGACAGAGTCCCCGGACAGGTCCGGCATCGGCAAGTTGATGAGGGACACCGTGCCGTCAGTTGTCTTCGTGCCGGGGTCCGTCGTCAGGTCGTAGCCAATCGTGCCAGCGGACCAGTCGTACCCTGTCACCGTGTATTGCCCGTTCCACCCGTTCGGAACCATGCCATCCACGTTGATCATGTCGCCACCGAGGATGCCGTGGCTCGCCCCGATAGTCAGGGTGGCGGTTCCCCCAGACCACGACGCAGCCGTTGTGGCCTTGGAGATCGTGCTGGCGGTGCTGGTCGCGGTCAGGATCTTGTAGCGAGTGTTCGCCCAGTCCATGACGGACTGTATCGCGAGGTCGATCCGCGTGTTCGTCCACACGGAAGAGTTGGCGGACATCAGGCTCGCCTGCTTGACCGCGTCCCGCGCAGTTGTGAGAGAGAACTCAGCCATCAGCTTGCCCTCCGTCTACACAGCACGAACGGGTCGTTACCTAAAATGCGATGCTCCGCCTGAGAGAGTTGGCGGGACCACCACGCGATGGTGGAGAACGACACACCCCCTCTAATAAATTTATTGGCAGTCGCACTGCTGCTGTCACCATGATTTCTCGCACCAATAAATATTGGCAGATCGCTTTCCGCCACTGTGCTGAGAGATCCAGTTCCGCTTGATGTTACCGCAACGCTGCCACCTCCTACAGATATGCCCCCCCCTTCGGTTGACCAATCCACAGACGCTATGAACGACACGGGACGCACGCCAGTCTCAATGTCTTCATCCGTCGTACACCACAACTCCGTCGTCTCGGCATCGTCGTATCCAACGACCTGCCATCGTATAGCTGTTTCTCCAGCAAACTTCACCAATGCATACAGTCTCGGGCCGTCCGTGTCTTCCATACCCCACCATCTATCGTTGTTTGTGAGGGCAGATGCAGAATGGGTCCACATCATGTGCGAGAAGTCGGTGTCTATCTTATTTATGAACGCAGTGTTGTGCGTATTGGCATAACCAGACGAACCATCTGGCTTCCACATTTTGCCGATCTCACTGCCTATCCAACTGTATGTGCCATGGAGCGTGGCGTCCGTAGCCAATCGCCCATACCCCTTCAGCTTGTCCCCTCCCCCGTCATTGTGCGGGAAGTACGCCAGTTCAAGACCATCCCACAGCGATGGATGCTCCAAGTCGCCACGGTTGGTCGTGAACATACCGTTGTGCTGGGTCGGTATGACCCTCATGTCAATCCCCCATCACGGTGTCTCGATCGGAGGCACAGGCCACATCTTGACCCAGCTATCGCCTGCGGTGGCGGTGGTGTGCTCGTCGGCGGTGTCGTTGTGGACTGCCAAGGAAATGTAGCGGTCCATGATCCTGACGAGTCCAGATTGAATACATTCAGTCTGCTGCGTCGTGTCCACGTTGCCGAAGTTGTCACAGTTCGCGAGGTCGGCTACCGTTATCCCTGCTGCGGCGGAGGCACCAAAGTCTCCGTCGATAACCGCAGCGTCGGTATCGTCGGCCCCGCAGATATAGAGTCGCATCAATTCCCCGACCACGGTCCCTGCGGTGAACGCGAATCGCGCACGCCACCTCCACCACTCCGATACCAGACCCTGCCTGCTTAGGATGTCGTACTGGTCGGAGATGTTTGCAACGCCGTCTTCAAGAGTCGTCAAGTCCAACGTGACATTCGTCCACCCGGACGGCATGCCGGTGTCGTTTTCTGAAAAGTACAGCCCCCACGGGATGTTCGGGTTATATCGTTTCTGTCGTCGAGGCATTTGTCGCTCCGTTCATAATTTTCCCTGTGCCTCGCGGATCGCCGACGTAGCGCCCGGCGACATCGCTGACAAGCGGGCCTTTGTAAGTTCGTCCTTGGTGTCGATCTTTCCGTCGTCCCCGGCAACACGCACAAGCACGTTGGCGAGTGATCGCAGATCCTTTCGTTTCTTCAGTGCCGTACCGATTCCGCCAATGCCGAGCAGAGCGCCTGCGATGCTGAAGATTGGGCCACCAAACAGGGAGCCGATGTCAAGAATCTTTGACAGTCCCCCGGCGTCAGATGACACAATCGTTGACACCGAACGAACGTCGTCACGCACAATTTCTAGAACGTCCTTCACGGCGGAAACGCGCTCGTCCAGTTCTCCAGAACTTGACCGCGTGCTCTCCAACAACTCCACAGTCTTGTCGATGGGTGCCAGAGCCGCACAGCCTGACAACAAGACAAACCCAGCGATCCCAACCGCAGCAGCAGCGATGATGATCCACTTAGCGCCGATGGGTCTCTTCGGCATTTTCATATTCTTCATCCTTTTACGCATTGCGTGTTCGACTCCCCGACCTGGAATTGGAGGTATTCCTTGCTGTCCTCGTCGCACTGCCACCAGATCCTCTTACCGCCGCCCTGTGGGCAGCCTTGCCTTTTTTCGTGTACGGATATTTTTTCCCGTTTAGCTTCGGCATGAGTCGCGTCCAACCAAAACCCTCGGGCGAGTCCTTCAACATCCTGCGTCAGGACTCGCCCGGGGCAAAGGAGAGCCTCAAGTATAGTTCCGACCGCAGGCAACGTGGTGTGCCGTGATCGTCTTCGCCGCAGCAGCATTGGCTTGCACGTTGATCGACGGCTTCAGTGCCGTGATGTTCGCCGTCAATGCATTCTTCGTGCGGTGGTGAACGGCACTGCCGGGATCAGCCGCCCTCGCAAAATGGCAATCGGCATACCGATCAGCGTCCACCGCGATCTTGCACCAGTAGGTGGTGCTTACTGCCAACTCGAACGAGAACGGATGTTCGTAGTCAGTCCCACCTACGGAGTAGGTCAAGACCACGTTGTTCCCGTTCGTGCCGTCGCCCGCGACGTACTCGAACTGGATGCGATCCGCATCACCGGACACGTCATACGGCGCGTCCTGAGCCAGAACGAACCCTGCCGTGATCGTAGCGTCCGACACGTTCGCACCCGTGGTGAACGTCCACTCGACGGCGGGACTGTTGTCCGTGTCCCACTGAATGGCGTTCAGGCCAGTGGCGACAAGGGCTGAAGTGTTAGGAATAAGCCAGCAACTGTCGGCAGAAGCACCGGCAGTGGTGAGGCTGACCCCGCCATTCGCGACGGCGGCAACCACCTCTGTGTTGGTTCCGCCAGTCTCCCAGTCGTGGTTGGCTTCGAGTGCCGCCTCGACTTCCGTATGGCTGAAGGTGCCATTCAGGTCGAACGCCCCCGAAAGAATCGGAACCTTGCCGAACTTGTGGGAGTAGTAGTAGCGACTTCGCGGACCTGCGGCACCAACCTGTACCCCAGTATCCACATCAATATTTGCACTTGCTGAACGTGGCATTTCATTGCCTTTCAATGTGGACGGGGCGTGAATCCGCCCCGCCCGGTTTTTCTAGAGCTTCACGACATACGGGCCGGAAGCGGTAAAGACTGTCAGAACCCCGTCATCAATGACCAACGCAGGCCATTCCTTGTCGGAGCCGTCGAACTTGTAGGTTGTCCACGAACCCACGGACGAGGCCGGAGCCGCCTTGGGTGCCGGGGACGCCGAGCTTTTGTATTTAGCCATCGAATTAGCTCTCCGCAGTCCATGTTCCTACCTCGTCAATCGCCATCCAGTCATCGCCGCCTTTGCACTGGAGAGCCACTCGCTCCCCAGCAGCATTGGCCGTGACGTACTTTCCGGCAGCCTGTGCGGCATACGTCCCACCCACCGTCAATTCGATTGTTCCTGTATCGGTGTGCGGGTGGATTCTGAGTTCCTGTGCGGCACAGACAACGAAGCGGAATATCGCGCCTTTCGCAGCACCGGGCAGTGTGAATTGAATCGCACCGCCAGCACCACGATTGGTGTACGTCCCGCCCGACTGGGAGGCGAGGATCTGGTAGTCGGCGGTGTGATCCGCCGGTCCAAAATACCGATACCCCAGCACCCTCTTCCAGAGGGTGCGTGAGGTAATATTGGTAATTGCAGCCATGTTTATTCCTTTCGGAAACCACGCTGATCTCAGCCAGCGTGGGGGCTTGTTACAAAAATCAGGAAGGTGTCAGACCCGTGGTCTTGCAGTTCAGCCAAGGCTCACGGCAGGACAGGCGAAGTTTCGCATGCACCTGAGACCATTCGACGAACTCGCCACCCTCTTCGACCTCACTCTTGAGGACGAACGGTTGCGGCACGAAGTTGTAGCGGGGGTCAACTTCCAGCACCCACGACTCAAGACGAGTCGAGAACATCGTGGTGGTCGTTGCCGCACCGGCGATCTTCAGGTTGTCGTCGTAGGTGATCCAGTTGTCGCCGTACCGAATCGCAGGACGCTGCGTACCAACGGCAGCATTGCCCGGCATCTTCGGAACCTCGATCGCGTATAGACCCTGAGCTTCTTCGCGAAGAGTCTGCCACAGCCGAGGATGGACGATGTGCAGGTTGCACCCCTGACCATCTGAGGACTTCGCAGCACGTCCAGTCACCGTGGAGTTTCCGTGGTTGATCACGTCGATCAGGTCCAAGGAAATCGCCGTGGTGTCGAGGGCGGTAGTCGCGTCAATGATGAGCGGGTCAAGGTCACTTTCGGTGGCGCGATTGACGCGACCGTAAGTGTTGCCCGAAGTCATAACGTGATCAAGGCCGAGCAGCGATGTCCATCTCTGGTCATTCTGCTGGGCAGCGGTCAGCGTTCCGTTCAACATGTCCTCATTGACACGCTTGAGCAGACGCTCGAACGTGATCGCCGAGGCGTTGTCCATGATCGACATGATCGCAGACGGTCCGGTAGCGTCGTCCAAACTGGACTTGCCAACCTTCATCGGCTCCATGTAGTGGGTCCAACGCAGTTCGATCTGACCTGCGTTGTCTTCGCCAAACGTGCTTGCCGTTGGCGTCGAGTCACGATGTGCGACGGTCGAACCGTCGTTCGGCTCGTACTTCTGGTAGTTCCAGAAGATGGCGCTGGAATGTCCAAGACGACGGATCTCGCCTCGTCCCAGCTTGCCGAGATCACCAAACACCGCAGCGGTATTCGGGCGACCGAGTTTTGTTAGCTTCTCAACCGACGACAGTCCCAGATAGGACAACATCGGGTTGAAGCGGGCGAATGGATTGTAGAGACGCTTTGTGAAATTCTCACGAACGTATGCTTGTAAACCTTCACGAACGTATGCCATCGGTGGTCACTCTCACACTAGAGTGCCACGGCTTTTTCTAGTCGGCCTGCCAAATGTCCGAATCTTCCACCATTGGGATGGAGTCAAGACCGGACGGCGGCGGGCCAGTCCTTGCCGAGGCACCGGGTTTTACAACGGTGCCAGTGACACGGGGTTGGCGAGATTGAGCAGGAGCTTTGGCGTTCACATTGTCGAGGATATGTTCAAGTTCGGTGTAGACGGCACCCTCGAATCGAGGATCGCCTTCAGCGTACCATCCCTTGTCCGTGACATTTTGCTTTGCCTGTGCAGCGGCTTCGAGCCTTTGTTCCTCCGTCACGCCCTTCGATGTCTCCAACTGTTTCCAGTAGTTGGCGGTCGCGGTTTCATTCAACTGGTTGCTCAGAGACTCAATCTGCTGAGACATACGCTGAATGGTGTCGTTGACCTGTGGGTCGGTGCCGGATGAATGAATACCGTTCACCACGTTAGACAGGGCTTCTTGCACGGCGTCAGAGTCTAGCATGTCAACTTCTTCAAATGCCGACTTGACAATATCGCCTGCTGATTTTCCCTGCGGTTGCGGTGTCTCCGTCTGGCCCTGTGTAGCATTGGACTGCTGCTGCATCATCTGGACGAGCGTGTCTTGAAGGGTGTCGAGACGCCCCGCAAGTTGCTCTTCCTTCTGACGACGTGCTGACAGTTCCTGCTGAACCTTCTGGAGTCCAGTGTTCCAGTGATCAACTGGCTGGGTGGGTTCTTGCGGCTGCTGATTTGCCGGAAGGGGATTGTCCTTCCTTGCGGCTTCAGAAGCGGCTATCTCCGACTCCGTGATAATCGGATTGCCAGCTTCGGCATTCCGGTCACTGTCGGTAGACCCCGTCCCAGACAACTGAGACTGCGGCTCTGGATCTGCTGAGTACAACTCCTGCTGCGATGTTTCTGCCATGACCCTCTGCTTTCGGTGTTCGCGTTGGTTCAGTGACCTGCGAGTGCGGCTGGGTTTGAATCAGTGACCTGCCGTGTACGCTCGGTATGAGACGCCAGTGACCTCCACTTGTCTCTGGTCCCTACTGCTCGGACGCCAACGAGGCGACCAAGACTTTCAATGACGCACGGCCCCTGTCAGGGGACCGAGAATTACTGCAACGACTGAGCTTGTAACCGCTCTGCATTATCCACGCCACCCGCCGCCCCCGGGATGTCCACCGGGGGCGATGGTCGAGCACCCCCGTCAGGGGTTCCCCCGGGTGCCGACATGCCGCCTCCCTGCGGCTGTTGCTGCTGCTGACCCGCTGCGCGGGTAGCGGCCTGCTGTTCCATAACTCCCTGAGCCATGGCGTCCTGTTCCATGTCCTGACGCTTCCGGCGTGTGATTGGGGAGGGGTCTCTTCCGTGGTCCTCCAAAGCAGTTTGCCGGTCAAGTAGCCCTAATTGATAAAGCTGTTGCGCTTCTTCCCGGTCGATTTGGTGGAGGATTCCACGACCCATCGTGGCGTTCACTTCGACATTGTACCTGCCTAGTTCAAGACGCTTCATGTACTCGTCTACAACAAAATCAGGGTAAGCGTTCAAAATTTCATACGCAAGGCTCGGCCTCATCCACTTGACCATGGACTCCATACACAGCTTCGCGATCCTCGTCACCGTCGCTTCGAGATGCTTGGCTTGCAGACCGAGCGGGCCACGGGCTTCCTGCCTCAGTTGCTGGATGGTCCGGCCACTGGTCTGAGCACCGGGGGTCCGCCCCTGCAACGCCTCGACGTGTCCGCTCATCCGGTCGTGCTCGGACAAGAGCATCTGTAGCAGACCGACCCGGTCCCTAGACTGCGGCGGAGGCTCCTGCGTCACGCCAAACTTGCCGCCACGCTGGAGGATCGAGTCATACATCCGTCGAGGGATCGGGATGACCCTGCCCGGTCGAATGTGCAATTTGAACCCTCGACTCCTGAGATCCTCCCAGAGGTCGGCAGGCCAGAACTCTACCGGGTATGCCGAGTACCTGCTATGGGTGCAGAGGACTGTAAGTTCATTGTTGATCTGCTGTTGCAGAGCTTCAAGCCTGAATGGATCTCCCAGCCCCCACGCTTTGTGGAAGACCGGAATGTTCACCGTCCACCCCATTGGCTCTACATGGGAGGGGCAGCGTCGTTTGTCGATTGTCTTGCCGATCTGGGGCAGAACCTGAATCTGGAGGATTCCGAACGTGGTCGGCCAGTTCTCGCCGTCCGGCTCATCGTGCGTCGGCGGGGTTGCAGGCTCCCCTGTCTCGGCGTCAACGTACTGAGGGGGACCGGCTGGATTCTCCTGAATCACCACCTTCTCGCTCTGGATCGCCTCCTCCTCGCTCATCGGCACCTTCGCGTTCTTGATCCATGCGGTACGCACGCAGACCATCGCACGCTCGTAGTCGTGGTCGCCGTAGATCGAAGACAGGCGGGAGCTTTCCTTGCCGGAAGTGAGACGGCCCTCCTGAGCAGCCTCCTTGAACTTACGCTTCATCTTGGGGTAGACGGCCTCTGCCTTGTCGAGCGAGAGGTAGTAGTCCCAGACGATGTAGTCGAATTGCCCAATCCGGGTATGAACCGGGTCCGGGTAGACGCTCAGGCCGTGCGGGTTCTCCAGCCAGAACTTCTGGCCGTGCTCATCCCACTGGAAGAACAGGGGCTGAAACCCGAACACGCGGGTGTAGAACGCATGCTCGTTGATTACTTCATCGCCGTCAGACTCCGCCCAGCGGTTGTCGAACAGCCTCTTGCCCACCCTTGCCGTGGTCACGTCGTTGATAATGAAGAAGTCGTCGTCCCTCAGAAGCGGAGCGCCGGTGATCGGGTTCCGCAGGGCATCCATCAGGAACTCGGCACGGGCGTCGTCGATGAAGGTGTCACCGGCCAGTTCCTCCGAGGTAAAACCAGACAACTGCGGCTGGCCCAGAGGCATTCCCGGGTTGATCTGTGACACGAACTTGGGGTTCTGGGAGAACATCTCCACCCGACGTGCCGCACGTTTCTTCAGTACATACAACCACTTGTCTTCAGACTCTACGGGATTGAACGCGATCTGGACCGGCCTCTCGGTCATCGCGGCGTGGGTCGCCAAGATCGCCGTTTGGGTGCGGTTCAGTACAGACTTGATCACCCCGGTCGTGCTGGCGGACGGGGTATCGGCGGGTAGCTTGTACCCCTCTTCGAGCATCTTGCTCTGGGCGCTGCCGCCGTTGTATGAAGTGGCGTGGTCACCAAGGAATCTGGCCGCATTCCGTGCAGCCATGTCGGCAAAGCTCAGGCTGTTCGATCCAGCCCCCCGCTCGGAGCGTGCCTTCTCCGACTCCCTGACAAGACGATCCAGAATCTCAATCTCGGGATCGACCTTTCCCTTCCCAGACCCATCCGACCCGGAGTACGACTTCCTGTGAAGTGCGTCACCGACCGCTTGGATTATGTCGCTGCCCATCGCCATGCGTGGTCCTCCATGACCATCTCACTACCATGTCACCCCCGGGACTGGAGGCTGCTCTTCATCCGCCTCCCTTTGTCTGTCGTCATCCTCGGCCTCCAGCCTTTCCGCAACGTCCCGAAAGTCCACCGGACCCGGCTGGAGCAGTGGCACTGAAGGGGGTTCGCCCTCCTGCTTCTGCCACGTCAACGCCGCACCGGCAATCAACCCTAGCACGAAAACGGCCAGAGTCCACCCGGCAAACGCGATCGCCGTGGTAACCACTGCCCCGGCGTCACCCGGGAGCCTACCAGCAAAAGAGGCAAGCAACCAGAACGTAAAGATAACCGGGGACGCCAGTACCAGCCAACGCCACCCATACTTCACGGAAAGGGAAGCCTCTCGGAGGCTAGACCATACCTTCCTGCCAATCCTCTTCGCCGTCGTATTCCAAGTCATCGGCTGTATCATATACCCCGGAGACACTGTTCACATAGGACGGGTCTTCGCCGATCCACGCCTTCACGGCATCGCATGCATGGTTGTCCGTCCGGGCGGGCCTCTCACGCAAGTCGATCTTCTGGGTCTCGTCCATCACCCACCGCCACGTCCGCATCTCTCGGATCGTGTTGATGCACTTGTCGTTGACGAACAGCCTCTTGTCGCGGAAGGCTGTTCGCACCTTGTTGATCATAGCCCTCTCGCCGCCTCCGAAGTCGCGGGTCCGCAACCACCTTCTGCACTGAATCCCCGCCTTGGCGTACTCGTCAGCGAGGGTCAGTTCGTTGCTCGGCGTGACCGCCCACCCTGCGGGGTCCATGGCAACGTCGGTCAGGTTCTCGACCCGAAGCCCCCACAGCTTCAGCATGTCTCGGATCATGTCGCAGATTTCATCTACGCGGAGGCCACGAACGTACACCTCGTCCCACACGATCATGTTCCCCTCTGGAGTTACTACGAGGAGAAGGGCGGCAGTGTGAACACCGCAGTCAATGAACAGGTCGCACTTGCTCTGGTTGCGGTCATCGTCCTCCGGCAGTTTGTCGCCTGTTTCCAACAGGTTCCCTTCCGGGGCGAGCATGTTGTTGAACTCGGGAAAACACAAGCCGGTCAACGAAACGTACTCGCCGAGAATACGCATGCGGTACTCTTCCGGCGATAGCCCTGCGGCGATCTCCTCTATCTTTCCTTCCGGCAGGTTCTTCTTGTTGTCGTAGGTCGTGAACACTTCATGTCGGAACCGTTCGTTGTTGCTCTCTTCGATTCTCATCTTGAGCCATAGCTCTTCTGGGATCGTCGATATGAGAATCTTCCCCTTGCGGTCAAGGGTTCGCATCATCAATCTTCCGAACAAACTCTCTCGGTGTGCCTCGTCCCACCACACCACGTCAACAGGAACGGTCTCGAAAACATTGAGACCCTGTTCCTCGTTCATAAAGTTGATCGTCACCTTCTCCTTCTTCTTCCCGTTCCCCGCGTTGTAGGTAACAACGCTTCGATCGCCGAAACCATACTCATCGTTCCACGGCTTGGAGAAACGCTCCTGCGGCAGAGCTTCCCACAATTCCCTCTGCGGACCACCTACAGAACTCTTGAACGTCTGGGAAACACACCACACCCTCGCGCCCGAATAACCCTTGTCACGAATCCACCTTGCAGTACAGAGACGCCCCGCGCCCCACGACTTGCCGGAACGGTTCGCGCCTACCCACGCGATCACGTCGAACTCGTCATTCCAAAAATCCTCCGCTAGCTGAATCTGTTTTTGGCTGGCCGTCAAAAAGGCTAGGTCGATCGCCGACTGGTTTTGTATTATTCCCTGAGCCTCTTCCAGAAGATCGAGCACTTCTTGTGACGGTCTTTCGATACTTTGAACGTGACGGTATATACGAAAGATTTCTTGTATTTGTTCCGTCGCTAGTTCTGTCATGCCCCACCGATCTTTCCATGTGCGAAATAAACCCGCCGGTAATCATCGGTGCTCCGTCGTGAAACAGTGTGCCGACGTACTCCCCGTCGTATGAAACGAACACGCCGTGCAGGTCAATCTTCAGGTCCAGCTTCTCCAGATTGATAGACGGCAACCTACGCAATAGCTCACGTCGAACGCTTCCGTACTCCCAGATCACGTCCTGCTACCCCTGTGTCGAAGCCCATGGCATTGCTTGCAGAGAAACACAACGTCGAGCGGCTTGTTGTAGTCCTCATGGTGAGCCTCAATATGTTTCGCCTTCTTCCCGCACGTCTGGCAGGAAGTCGGCTTCTTCAGCTTCCCAGTCTTCACCGCCCGGTACACTTGCGTTTTCACCCTGTTCATGAAGTGGTATTTCTCCGGGTTCTCCCTCTTCATCCTCTCCTTGTATGCGGACACCTGTGCCAGCAGCTTGTCTTTGTCCCTCACCAAGACTTCTCTCGCGTTCTTGCACTTCTTGCATTTGCTGGCAAGCCCGTTCGGGGTCTTCGTGTTCGACTTGTGATATTCCGAGGAAGGCTTGAAGCACTTGCAGCCGTGGCACTTCCAATGCGTCTCCCCCTTTATTACTGTCGATGTCCGCCCCCTGTGCTTCCACCCGCTCCTCATCGGTTCTTCTGACCGCCTTGTCATATTTTTGCTCCTTGTCTTTCTTCTTGACAGAGATCGACCAACACCAACTACCGTCATACTCGCCGTCTCCCATCCTCATGGACACGGAGTTGGTCTCTACGGGTATGGAATTATTCCTTATCCATGTGTCCCTCTTCGCCTTTTCCCCCTCGGTCCAGTTCTCGCGAGAGAGTATTTCGCTTGGCGGCAATCCATGTATCACGCTATTGATTCTCCCCCGCCTACCAAACGGGGAACCATTGCGAACGTATTCTCTCTCTACATCCACTTGCCTCTCGGACCAAGTTGCGCGATTGCTGTTGAACCTGAACACGCCTATTGGCCTCGCCAGCGTCACTGTATCATTGTCGATGATGCTGTTGTATTCATCGACGGAAACATTCACGGGAGGGCTGGCAAGCCAAACGCCATCCACAACCCAGCCAGAAGCAGTCTCATCCGAATACGGGATGGCTGACCGCACTCGGTAGGCTGGCCGATTGAACAACACCTGCTTCAAAATTCTTACATACTGATATCGAAACGTGCTGTTCCCATAAACATTGAACAGGCGTTTTACAGTTGCTATCTCTCCGGGCAGGTATGTCACTCTTCGTCCTCCTCTGAAAATCCATCAAAATTGAAGGGAGCCTCAATGATCACTGGCGTATGCGGACCCTGTTCGAGTCCGCGAAGCCCATCCATAACAGCCCCCACCGCCTCGGCTGGAATGTTGTCAGACTCCATGAGTTCCACCATCTTCGCCGCGTCATATACGAGTGCGGAGGATCGGCCATGCGTCTCCAGTTGCACGCCTATAACACATTCGTCGAACCCAATTATTCTCACCAACTCCTGCTTCAGCCGAGACCCGTCTCCAAACTCAATCTCGCAAACTCCGTGCTCTACAACCAAGGACTCATCAAGTTCCTGCTCTTCTTCTGTGGGTTCCCACTGATCTTTGCCGTTGTTTGTTGCTGCCATGATCATACCTTTGTCTCCCTGTCCATTGGCGAAACGCCCATTTCATAAGAATCGTGCGGCCCGGAATCCCCACACGAATCACATTTCTCAATGAGTCCTTCAATCGTGTTCGGGGTTTTCATCCTCATGAACGATCCGCAGGCCCGGCAATACACCTTCAGGCGTTCCCGCATCTTCTCCAGATTTTCTACCTGACTGACCCTCCTTTGGTAGGACTTCCACTGTGGCGTCTCCCTCCAAGATTGGCTGCTCATCTGCTGTGCTCCTTTCGTGTTCAATGACTTCCGCTGTTATTTCGGGGACCATTTGCTTCATGCGTTCACTGATCTTCTCCAGACGCCTCGACGGGTCAGCGTCCGCCGTGACGGTTTCCACCTCAATCTGCTTGGGACTCTCAGCACCCCAGATCCGCCGGATGTCCTCCAGAGCCTTCAGGGCGCTGGACAGGAACTGGGAGTTGCCGCTGGATTGGCTGGTGGTCGTCTCCCGGTAGACCCCGTCCTTGGTGTCCCTCTCATGGACAACGACCTTCTCACCCTTGGAATCGTGCCATGCGGACATGGCCTCCATCGCAATGTGACGCAGGGTCTCCGTCTGCCCGGACTTGATCCTGACCACGTTGTCGGACAGGTCCTGATAGATCGCCTTCTCGATCCTCTTGAACTGCTTGGAGACCGTGTTCGGGTGGATTGCCAGAACCTCCGCAGCGGCACGCTGGGTGGTCCTGTGCTGGACGTACTTCTCGTACTCGTCGAGCAGAGCCTGAGATGGCCTCCACTCCGTATTACTACCTGCCATCTAGGTACCCCCGGCACTTGGCCCAGTACTGGTCGGTCCCACGCTTGCTCGGGCCACCATTATGGAGCCTACAAAGCTCCTCCGCAGACCAAGGCAGGCCGGTCGCGTACCGATGCCAGTACGCCAGCATGACCCGCTTTGCGACCTCCACGTCCTTCACCTGCTCGTACTCCAGACCCGCCAGAGACGGATCGTGCTCCACGGCATCCAAGAAGTAGGGTTCTTGGATCTGCATTGGCCCCAGAGACCTCCCACCATCACCCACGGCGTTGGGCGGGTCTGGGTGGCCCCCGGTCTCTGCCAGCCTGATGGCCCGGAATACGTCCTCCAGACCGATCAGGTCAGGGCCAGAAGCCTCCTCTACGGGCTGAGAATCGACCTCCACCACGGCGTGCTCATGCCCGTGAAAGGCCAACCACGCCAACGAGGACGACAGGGCGGCAGCTAACAGCAGAATCTTGGTCATTTCGTGCTCCCTTGTAAGATGTGTACCACTGTATCGGCTGATTTTACCCCAAGCGATAAAAAATTCCAATCTTTCGCTTAGCTTTCGCTTATCTTTCGCTTAGCTTCCGCTAAACTTCCGAACCATGGTGTAGCAGAGACGCAGAGGGCGCAGAATGCGCACAATGCGCAGAATTGCCGCATTGAATGAAAAACCCGGTTGAGGGTTATTCACGAAGGTGTAGCAGAGACGCAGAGTAGCAGAGGGTGCAGAGTCTTAGAGTCTTAGAAGTCATGACTCTGCTCTCTCTGCACTCTCTGCTACACCCCGGCTACTACCCGGCTACTACCCGGCTAAACCCGGCTGAAGTGGATACGGGGTGGATATGAGGTGGATATGCTACTGGGCATGCCCACCAGCCAGAAAGCGGCCTCAGACCTCGTCAGTGGGGTTTTTGGGACCACCAAGTGGGCATGCCCACCCCGTATCCACCCCGTATCCACCTCATATCCACCTCATATCCACCTCATAACCACCCCCCGTAAAACCCGTCACCTAGCTGTCGGGTTTTATCTACTCCCAGCCTACTCCCAGCCTACTGACAAGCTACCCCCCCTTCTCAAAATTTGCGCGCAACGAGCGGGAAAACGCTACCTCCCCTAAGCCGGTTCCTGAACGGGGTGCAGGGTCAGAGGCAGAAGCGGAGCACGCTCGCGCGGCGACGTACGAAAAGAATTTTTTGGGACTCCGAAGGCATAGGCTATACCCCGCGCGATCCTCATAACGCGATGAGACCGGCCCAGATCCAGCCCTGGCGGTGATTCGATCGTTGCGATTCCCGATTTCCGCTGCGCCAGATACCGCTTTCTTCTGGAAGCGGTATCTGGCAGCACTGCCAGCAGCACCAGCAGCACCAGCAGCAGGGCCAGCAGCAGCAGTCAATATGGATGGAGGGGGACAGGGTAGGGGGGTAGTCGATAGGGCAGGGCAGGCTGCACTGGTTCACACGTCACACGTCACCAGCCAGCACCGCACCGCAGCAGCAGCAGCAGCAGCAGCAGCAGCGACAGGGCAGGCTAGGTGGTGCATCAATATGAGTGCAGTTCCATCATCCCCCCGCCCAGACTTAGTCTGCCGCCAGATTCAGACCACGTCAAGCCACTGGGACACAACCAGCGTATTCCTGCGGAAGCAGCACCGCAGCGTCCCGGCGGCGGCTGAATCTGGGAATATTCAGGATTGGTGAAAATTATTTTCACTTGCCGCTATCCCTGCCCTGATCAGGGTTTGCGTCTGCCGGAGGGGCTGGATTGGTGCGTTTCCCCTCGTTTTGTCATTGACAATGGGTGAAGAGGCTCTATGCTTCAGGCCGATGAGTTGGTTGGCAGGGTGACCCAGTCACCGACAACATGGGATGCAAACGGGCCGAACATGAGGGCAACCTCGAAACCGGCAACCTGCGTTTGGAGCCGCAAAGACACCGGCAAGCAGGCCAATGCAAAGTCCACGGTGAGAGGATCACCGGCACCCCTGATCAAACCCAGACGCTCACTACCCGCAAGGGGAAACGCTTCGGCCAAGGCGAGGCACCGCCTGGGGATAAACAATAGATCGCTGCCCCGTGGCATGAGCAGCGTGCAACAACAAAACCACTTGCAGCGACCGGCCTGACGGCTGGTCGCTGTTTTCACCGGCAGTGAAGCGGAGGTTCTCGCCCACTATTCCAGCAACTGACCACAACCGCGCTGCACCTCGACGGGTGCAGGGCGGCTTTCACACCAACCGCCGGTACGACCGGCAAGGAGCAGCACGATGAAAAAGCTGTGCATAGATCTTCGCCACGAGCCGACGATCACCGAGCATCTCAGTGCTTACCATCCCGGCGAGCACTACGAGATTGTGGATATTCGCGGAGGCGAGGGTACCTGTGCAATCGAGGCTGATGACGCCCTGCTCGACGCCGTGAGACAGTTTCTCGCCTCATGGCGGCTGGGGTGCTGGGACCACGTCTACGATCACCCCGACGAGGACGAGGATATTGATATTGCACGCTGGGACTGGGAGAGGGCGAATCCCCACCGGCCCCGGTACTACGACTGACCACAACCGCTCCAGCCCCCTGACCGGGGCGGGGCGGCTTTCGACCGGCAATTACGCCGGGCAACAAGGAGCAGCAGCATGGCGCAGGCAACAAAAACCCGGTGGCAAGATCTGATTCTCTGGGACGGCACGTCTGAGATCGGGATCACGCTGGAGTACGACGACGAGGGGTTTGAGGAGATCGTCCGCAGGTATCGCGACACGGGCGAGATCCACGGCTACTGGCTCGTCGATCCTCGCGACTACGAGGACGACGACTACGACGGCCTCGACTCGGGACCGACCCCGGACGAGATCGACTGGGAGGGCCTCGACGAGATCACGCTCGACTGGGACTTGGCGGCGGACTGGGCCGTTCCCTGCCCCGGATGCGGCGGGGAGGCCCATCCCCTCGGCGTGCTGGGGGATCTTTGCCACTACCGCTGCCGAGACTGCGGTGGGGAGCACTCGTTGGCGCTGACAGACCACCACGCCCCGCGCCCTGGCCTGACGGCCATGCGATAGACCACCACCTACTCCGGCCCCGCTCAGCGGCGGGCGCCGGGGCTTCCTCCCCTCGGAATGGGCCGAGGGGCAACCAGGAGAGCAGCTATGAACAGCACCAATGACCGTGGCCTCGTCCGCACCCCCGCTCAGGAGGCCGCGCACCAGCGACGGCTCAAGGTTCGGCGCCTTCGGCGGAGGTTTCCGCCCGCCCGCTACACGTCGCAGCGGTCCTACCACGGGGGGGGGCAGCACTCGATCCAGTTTTTCGATGTTGTTACCGGCGATCTCGCCGCCGACTACAACCTCTGACCGCCGCCGCCCAGCCCCTCAACGGGGGCAGGGCGGATTTCACCGCAATATCGCGGGCAGGAGAGCAGCCATGCTTTCAATCAAGGTTTCGCGCGGGTATTCCGGTCGCATCACGGCGACCAGTTCTAACGGTCACCGAGCGGTGACCAGCTACGACGGGGGGAAGGGGGGTCTTGCGGAGAACTGCGCCATCGCGGCGCAGGCGTGCATCGACAAGCACGGCCTGAAGCTCAACCTTGCGGATGCCCGCTGGACTATCGTCGATGGGCGAACAAAGCGGGGATTCATCATCTTCGCGTTTGAGCCAGTCAAGCCCTGCTGGCTGGAGAGCCTCAAGTTCGCGCGAGAGGAGATCAGCAGGGTCAACGCCGCCGCTGGGTGACACTGGTGACGGTGGTGACACCGATTTCCGGTTAATCCCACGAATGGTGGTGCATGGCTGTTCAACCCGCAATTAGTGGCCGAAAACGTCACAAACCCACCTGACGTGACGGAAAGGCATTGTTTGGTGTCATCTGGTGTCACCACTGACACGACTGGTGTCACCCGCCCTGCACCCTACCGGGTGCGGGGCGGCTTTACCGGCCATGCCGCCGGGCAACAAGGAGCAGCAGCCATGGAAAACGAGACAGTGGAGTTGACCTTCCGAGTCCGCGAGCACGACGTTGAAACGCTCAGGACGAAGGTCGCGAAGATCAACCGTCGTGCGAACAAGCTGGGCGTTGCCCCAGTCGCGGTCGAGGAAGTTGGACGCACGTTCAGCAAGCCGATCCTCGACAAGGAGCGGTCGCGGCTCGCCCGGGCGGGGTTCTGGATCGTCGAGTTCCGAGCAGTCGGCGAAGCGCCGAAGTTGCCGGGCTGGTCACTAGTTGCCCGGCTCGAACATGACCCGGCCATCGGCACGCTGGTTCACGCAGTGCCGGGTCGCGACGTGCCGAAGCGGTTTCGAGACGGCACGTTCGTCGAGGGCAAGCCGGTCTGCGATCACTGCAAGACACGACGTGTCCGCAAGGACACGTTCGTCGTCCACAACGACGACGAGGGGTTCAAGCGGGTCGGCAGGAATTGCATCGTGGACTTCCTCGGCGGACAGTCTGCCGAGGACGTGCTGCGGCGTTTGTCGTGGTTTGCGGACTGGACCTCTGACCTCGGTGCGTTGGACTTCGACGAGGAGTCCGACGATCGCGAGTGGTCGAACGATCCACGCTTCGATCACTTCGACCTGGAAGTTCTCCTGGCCAAGGTCGTGCGAGTGATCCACGCCGAGGGCTGGTGCAGCCGAGGCGAGGCACGGGACGCGGACAAGCTGGCGACCGTGGACTGGGCGGTCACGTTGTTGACCGCTAAGAACCTCAAGCTCACGCCGGAGGACGTGGAACGCTTCACCGTGACCGATCAGGACGTGGCCGATGCCAAGGCCGCGATCGACTGGGCTGCTGGCCTGCCCGGCGAGTCCGACTTCGAGAGCAACATCTCGAAGATAGCGAGAGCCGGGATCACGTCGATGCGTTCGATCGGTCTGGCCGGGGCGATCCCGACGGCTCACGCTCGGCACCTCGAACGCGAGGTGAAGCGGAAGTTCGAGCGAGAATCCACGCTCGACGAGTTCTTCGGGGCGGTCGGTGAGAAGATCAACCGGAAGCTGACGATCCTCGCGATCAAAACGATGGAGTCGCAGTGGGGCGTCACGACGCTCTTCAACTTCCGCGACGATGATGGTCGCTTGTTCTCTTGGTTCTCGTCCATCGACCGGATCGACGAGAAGTTCAAGGTCGGGCAGGACGTGACGGCAAAGGCCACGATCAAGAAGCACGACAAGTTCAAGGGCGTGCGGCAGACGATGATCACCCGGGCCAAGCTGGCCTGACCCCCGCACCCTCCCTTGACGGGGAGGGGCGGGTTTGGCATTGACAAAGCATTGTGGTATCATGTACCCACAAGACCGGCAATTACGCCGGGCAAAGGAGCAGCAGCATGTTTTTGAGATTGGAATGGGACAAGCGGTCGGAAGTGGAGCGAAGCCAAGACGGTCGGCGAGTTGTTTTCGCCGTGCCAGTCGAAGGCGACGTGAGCAATACGGAGATGCTTGAGGCGGTCGCCGGTCAGATCACGACGGCCAACGTCGAGGGCATCAAGAGATTGGGTACGACCAAGGGTCTGGTTCTCGTCTACGTCCGGCAATAACGTCGGGAAAAAGGAGCAGCAGCATGCGAATCATCATGACAGCGGCGGTCCTCGCGACCGCCATAGCGTCACAGGGTTGCGGGACCGTGCGTGCGACGTTGGACGCCTACAGATCTGTCACGAACGCGGCGGTTGACGACCTGCTTGCAGCGGTCGATGGCGTTGCCGACAGGGAGGATGACGATGCCCGATGACGTTGCGACGGCAATCAGCGAGGTGGTCTGGAAGTCCGGGTCACTTCGGGTCGGCACCCTTCGCATTCGGGTGCAGATCATGGACGTGCGTGACCGCTGGGGCCAGATCGAATACCTCGTCGAGCCGATGGATGGCAGCGGCGAACAGTGGGTCGGCGCCCAACTCGTAGACCTCAAGACGCAAGGAGAGCAGCGATGAACAACAGCAGCCACAAGGGGGAAAGGTTCCTCCCGCAGGTTCTGAGTCAGGACGAGGTCAACGCGATGATCTCGATCTGCAACCCGGACTCACTGTCCGGGGCGAGGAACCGCGCGATCGTCGCGGTCCTGTACCGTTGCGGTCTCCGGGTCAGCGAGGCGCTGGCACTGAAGACCAGCGACCTCGACTTCGATAGCGGCATCGTCCGGGTGCTTCACGGCAAGGGCGACAAGGCACGAACCGTGGGCATCGACGACGCCGCTTCGGAGATGGTGCAGCACTACCTGACAGAGCACCGGCACAAGGTTGACGACGGACCACGGGTCTTCGTGACCTACACCGGCAGGCCGGTGCTGCCCCGCTACGTCCACACGATGATGGTGAGGCTCGCCCGGTGGGCAGGCATCAGCAAGCGGGTTCACCCGCACGGACTGCGACACACGCACGCTCACGAACTTGAGATGGAGGGCGTGCCGGTCAGCGTGATCGCGAAGACGCTCGGACACGCCTCAATTCACACGACGAACACTTACCTCAATCACATCCATCCGACCGCTGCGGTGAACGCGATCCGTGGCAGACGATGGACAACCCAAGGAGCAGCACAATGACAAAGCTGGAAGGCAAACTGGCGTGGGTCCACTTCGGATCTGATCGCCGCAAGTGGATCGGGTATCGACAGGTGCAAATCATGCGAGTGGACCGGGATCGCAAGGGCAACATCAAGCGGCTCCGGGTTCAGGCGTACAACCCCTCGACCGACAGGTTCGACGGGCGAGCGTTCGCATTGAACAGCAGCGAGTGGACCGGCGAAGGACTCGGCGTCGTGTTCCGACGGAAGCTCAAGGAGATCAACTGATGAACTGCCCAGTTTGCGGAGGAAACATGGAGCAGCAGGCGTGCGGTGCGGTGGCCTGCTCCTCCTGCGGTGAACACGACGTGCCTGCCGACCTGCCTTCCGTGCTCGCGACATGCACGGTCTGCGGGTGGCAGGCACCGCAGCGACCGAAGGCACCGCAGTTTGTTTCGGACCCAGCGTCGGCGGAGCGTTCCGCCGACGACACACGATGACCCTGACACAAGGAGCTACTCGATGAAGACGAAGAACAAAGCCGGACGACGAGCAGAGAACGGAGTGAAAATGAAGTGCTACTCAACCTCACTGACCCCCATGGAGCGGCGACGGTGCGGAGCACTGGCGAAGGCCGAGGGCTTGACCTACAGTGCGTGGTCGAGGAAGACCCTGATCGCTAAGATCCCCCCATGCAAGTGATCCCCAGCCTTTCTCCTCTCTTGACCCTCACCCGGGTTCGCCCGGGTGGGGGTTTTTTTTTGGCCTCATTTTCGCCGCAGCCTCGACGAACTCACGACGGTCCCCGTCCTGAAGATCGAACGCTGCCCTCAACATGTCCCTCGTCTCATGAGTGAGCAGGGCGTCAGGCCAGCGACGGATGATCGTCCAGCCGAGGGCAGCAGCCCAAGAGTACTTGTCGGCATCGTCCTTGAGCCGCTTGACGCTGCTATGCCCTGACCGGGGAAGCTGTCGGCATGCGGGGCATCGCCGCCCGGAGCCGAAAAAACCACCCTCGATTTCGAGGGCCACCATGTGCTCCGGCCATGCGTAGTCGAACCGGAACCGGCGGGTCGATAGAACCCGGTGCTCCTCGACCGGGTCAGGCAGACCAAGCTGGGCCACCAGCGCCCTGATTTCCAGACTGTAGTCGCGTCCACTCATCGTCGCGATCCCTCAAAGCGACCTCGTCTCTACGAGATCAGAAAGATAGCAAATCCGACCGTCGGAACCGACGTACCGTCGGGGCCGCCATCCAGTGCATCAGGATGCAACACGGCGCGGCATCCTGCACCCGACGGTTCCCCGACGGTTCCCGACGGTTGGATTCACTCATCGTCACGCTCCCTCAACATGCCATCCGCTGCTCCACCGAGAGCCTTGGGATGGATTGATATTGGCCGACCTCTAGCCTCATGCACAGCGGCGTCCACGATCGCATTGTCCTGGTTTAGACGCTCCCAGAGGCAACGCTTGCAGAACAGGCCGTCAAAGGTAACGGCGTCCTTGACGCAGTCGTGGCAGCGACCATCGTCTCTAGCTACCAGTGGAAGGGTCATCGCCGTCCTCCTTCACCAGTTGGGCCACGGCTCTCTGCACCATCTGGCTCGACGCCGGGCGACCAGCGAGTACCGACCACCGGGCGTGAGCGCGGTTCACCAGCGACTCCAGCTTGGCAGGATCGTTAGCCTCTAGCTGGGCAACGAGGGCTGCTGCCCTCTCCTTGGCCTCAGACGCCTCCTGACGGGCTTTCGCGTCAGCCTCGGCCTCGGCCTGCCTCTCCTGACGCAACGCCTCAGACGCCCTGTCCTGCCTCCTCTGGGCCTGCTCCTTCTTCTGCTCCTTGGGGTCGCGTCCGTGGGCACGCCACTCCTCCTCGCTCATCTCCCACCAGCCAGCGTCACAGAACGTCGCGAGGTGGGGGATGAACCCTGCCCCCTCGGTCGCGTGGGTGAACGCCTTCGTCCTCTCGACGGCGAGGGCAATGGCTTGATCGTTGGTCAGGTCACCGGAGGAATGGATCTTTTCGATCATCCGGGCGGCGGCGTCGGTTGCCTTGCCCCTCGGCCCGACGTGACGTGAGTGGTAGGCGCGGAGGATTGCTGGCGTGAAGTGCCGCCACCGGGTCCAGCCCCCTCCCCCTGCACCCCCTCCCAGAGAACCATCACCATCACAGTCATAGTCACAGGGAGGAGTCTTAGAAGACTGCACTATGGAGTCCACTGTGGAGTCCACCGTGGACTCCACCGTGGAGTCCTGTTTTCGCTGCGCTTTTCGCGTCTTGCCGCCCTGCGACTTTCGCGAATGGATACTCTCGGCCTTGTCTCGCTCGGCTGCGAGGCGAGGGTTACGGAGCCTACCGTCTTCCCCTTCCGGAAACTTGTGCGATAGCAGTTCCCAGAGGTATACGAATGAATCTTCGTCCTCGCCGGAGAGACGGGAGAGCGAACCAGTGCAACTGGGCAGACTGCCCTCAATCCACTGACGGCACAGCAGTTTGATGTAGATGCCCACAGCATCGTTGGGGACCAGGGCAACATCCTCGTCGTTCAGGAAGTCGCTGGCGTAGAGCGGGAAAAACGGCAAATTTGCCATGATACACCTCCTTGGAGGGATGGTTGTAGAAAAAAGTGTTCCTCTCAGGGAGGTGCAAGGCCCTACCCTGAGAGGAACAAGGAGCACAGCCTAGAATGGAATGTCTTCAGCAGCCACGGGCTGGTGCTGCTGCTGGGCCTGCTGCTGCACCTCGTCCTGAGCCTGCTGGATTGGGGTATCGACCCTGACCCTGAGTCCCGGGACGGATCGGCCATTGTACTGCACCATCTGCGTGAACAGGACAACCTGCTGCCCGATCCAGTCGTTGCTCTCGTATCCGAGGGCGTCGATCAGGATGTTCGTGTTCGTCACGTTGAGGATCAGCTTCTTGTTCGCGGAGTGGAAGCTCACGACCCACTTGTCCTCCAACCCGTTGTCGCCACGGACCTGCTCTGTGTCAACCCCGGAGATCGTCACGGTGATTTCGCCCTTCAGATCCTTTGCCCCGAGGTACGCACTAGTCCCGAACGCATTTCTCATGTCAGCCATTGGTATGCTCCTTTTGTGACATGCCTAAAACTAGCGGACAAAACGCTTGTCCACTTCTATCAATGATTTCTTGGGTGCTTTATCCTTCAGCTTGGTGACCTCGACCCTCTCGAACAGCAGGTCGAACTCATCGCCTGCGGTCTCGGGAGACTCTCGCTCAAGCAGCTTCTTGAAGTGTCCCGGCTTGATCGCGTTGCTCGACAACGCCTCGACCACCGAGTCGAAGTCGCCGCCGGTCAGTTCAAGGATTCGCTCCAATGCCCGGGCGGGCTGGAGACACTTGGTCCGCTTCTCTATTCCGGGGAAGAACCAGCGGTCCTCCGAGACCCGGAGGTTTCCGTTCTGCTCGCACCACGCCAGCGCCTCCGCCTTGTAGGCGTCGAGCATCTTCGCGATCTGCTTCTTGGCGTCTAAAAGGTAGAGGAGTCCGTCGAGTACCGTGTCGTGCTCGGCGTCCATCTCAACCAGTGCCTGACCCTCGTCAGGCTGAACCAACTCTGGGATTGTCATGCTGTGCTCCTTTTTGATGACCCCCGGATTCTAGCAGATCAGCCCGCCCTGTCAACCGCCTTGTCCTCCCGATCACGACGCTCGCGAATGATTGTGTCCTTGGCACGGCTCCTGCCACGGCGGATGAACTTCTTGATCCTTTCGATGTCGCGTTCGGTCGGGTTCTCGTAGTCGAATCCCCAGCCCGACGCACGCTCAAGCGCGTACTCTCCGGCAAGTTTCAAGAACCGATGATACTCGGGGTCGGACATGACGTAGCTCTCGCCGTCACGCTTGAAGTTCTTCTTGGGCTGCGTTGGGTACAAGCCATCGTTGGGATTGGTGACGTTCCAGATCCTGATCATCGTGTTCAACTTGTGTGCGTCACTCGGATCGTAGTTATAGATACGGGTCATCGACGCGATCGACATCTTGAGAAGCCAGTCCCCGACAGGATTGCCAACCCAGTCGCCACGCTTCACGTCCCGGCCCCACAATTCCACCTTCGGTGACGGTGCAAGCTGGGCCAGAGGGAGAGCCTTCTTCCCGAGCATTGTCATGCCGCTAGTCCACCACTCGCCGGTGCCGATCTCACCGCCCGTCCTGTACTCTCGATAAAACGGATCGGATTCCCTCGACGCCTGCCTGACGATGTTGGGAACGAACGCCACGCCGGTGTCGGTGAGGAACCGCATGACGCCAGACTCGGTCGGCTCGGTCAGCAGCGTGATGATGTCCTTGAAACCACGCATCGAACTCTGGTCGGAAAACAGGTTGACCGCACTTTTCAGCCCGTCCGCCAAAGCCGCCATCGTTGCCTTGTCGTTCTTCGCCTCCTTGATTGCGTCAACCGCATCAACCATTGTCGCCAGTGATATGTCCAGCGGAGAGAAGCCCTGGTAAGAAATTCTCTCATTGGTGAATGGAACCCGGATCGTGTACGGCGCGGCGACCCGGTACTGCTCGCCTCGTTTCGACGAGTGTTTTTCCGCCGAGCCTGTGATGTTGGGCAGACCATCTTCCTCGTCCGGCCCCTCCGCGTAGGCGACCATCGACATGAAGATTGTCCACGCGATCAACTGCTCGGCCACGTCCTCGACCACCGCTTGCCGTGTGCTTACGGACCCGAGGTTGTTCATCGTGTGGTAGTCGTAAGTCGAGTCCCATCCCATCTTGGCCCGGCCCAGCCTGCCTAGCTTCCACGCCAGACGCAGTGAACCGATCGGCGTCTTCTTCCCAGCGACACGGGCAATGTTCCACGGGGTCGTGAAGAATGGCAGCTTGTACCTGATGCCGGGTATCAAACCTCGACCCTTCAGCAAGAACTCTCCGACAGGGTCCAGCTTCTCCTGATAGGTCAGACGCAACGCCTCGTCATAGGCTGCGACCCACGCCTCGCTCTGCTTGTCACTGGTTAGTTCGATCATGCGGTTCGTCATAGCCTGACCCTGCTTCTTCTCTCGAAGCGCGATGCGGTGGGCCATGACCTGAGCATGTTGCGTTGCGATCGCCGTCTGGAAGAACTGATCCATCGAGAGGGCCATACGCTGCGACCATCGCCAAGCCCTGCCCCTTCGCCCTGCAATCTTGGGTCCACGCCTGCCCTTGCCGGTAAGCTCCAGCCGGGCGGAGCCGAAGCGGTCGGTCGCGGAGCCGACCTCGTCGCTGAACACGACACGCTCCATTGCCCAAGACTCTCGGAAGTTCTCTATCGCCTCCGGCATGGACTGGATCAGTCCCTTGATGATGTGCTTGAACTCGCCAAACGTAGCACCGCCTGCCCTGCTTCCGGGCGTGACCGTATTCAAAAAGGCGGAGGTGAAACGCTGTGCGGTAAGCTCCCACGTCGCGTTCAACGTGTTACCAACTACGTTGCGAAGCACCGTGCCGGTGCCGGACATCAGACCGGAGCGGAAGAACTCAAACTGTTTGTCGAAGTAGGTCGAGTCGGCGATGCTGATCTGGTTGATCACGTTCGACACAAATCGCGGGTCTTTCCAGTTGTTCTTCGCCGATGCGAGGTCTACGCCCGCCGCCTTCAACTTCTTCTTCAACCCAAGAACACGCTTCTTCGCAGACTCAAGAACCTCGTCGATTCTCTTCTTCGCATGCTCATGTGCCACCGAGCCGTCAGGGTTGGCACGCAGGATCTTCTTCAGTTTGCGGAGCTTGTTCTTCTCGGGGACGGTGAAGGCAAGCAATGCATCAAGAGCCGCTTTTCTGTTGGCTATTGATGGGTTCTTCTCTTGGTCCTGCCGCATGCGACCGGCCTGCGACCACTGCTCGCCAGTGTCACGGTAGCCGGACCACATCCGCAGAGCTTCCTCGACCGCCTTCTCAGAGTCCGTGTCACGCCCAAACTTCTGATGTTCAATGAGCGCGTTCCACGACTTGGCCTCCAGAAGTTTGCGTGCAGCCCATGTCTCCCATGGTTCAAGATCCTCGCCGCGTTCAACCTTCTTGATAAGCTCGTCCACCTTTGCCTGCTTTGTCTCGTCGGTCGTGGCGTCCTCAAGGAACTGCTCGGCACGTTCCCTCACCGCCTGATCGCTCTCGCTTACCTTCCGGCCTTGGTATCCAGCGCTGGCCCTGATCTCATCCACTGCACGCAGGGACTCAACAGACTCCGGCGTGAACAGTGCCTCGGCAAGGTCCGCGTCCTCGGCACGCCGCTCTCCACGGTCACGCCGCTTGGCACGACGCTCCATCACCTTCCGCCACTCGGCGGGAGTGATCTGCTGGAAGCGGGTGTCCTCCGTGGACGGGTCGAACCGCTCGGACAACGGGATCACGTTGCCAGCGTCGTCGCGGGTCACGGGTTCGGCGGATTTGATTTGGGAGGGGTTGCGAACAGCGACTGTGTTGGGGGGCTTCCCTAGCGTTTCCTGAATGATCATCCCGTCGTAATCTTCCAAGACTGCATCAACAACAGCGCGAGCCTCCCATATCAAATACCCTCCATTCTCTACCGCGTCTCTCACTTGCGAAGACCAGTTATTTTCTTGCTCACCAACAACGTCCTCAAGCAGGGGCAGATACTCCCTCCAATGTTTTCTGGGATCAAACAGTTTGGGGGCTTTTATGTGGGCGTTGACTATGTTGATCCCCATCTCCATCTCTGCTTCGCCAACAGTCATGCCATCCAACCGCCTCCTTTCAAAGGCGTCTCGTTTCTTGAAAATATTTTCGTACCGCCCCATTGCCCCCGGCTTTTTTACATCAAACTTGCCATGCTTTTTTGCATCTTGTTCAAACAGCCTGTCGGTATGGATACTGGACTCTTCTTTGACCTTGCTGATTCGCCTTGCGATCTCGGGAGGAGGAACTCTATGCCCTCCGGTTCCCCTAGCATAATCCTTTGCGAAGTCCTCGCTAAAGGAAAAGTAGAACAGGTCGGAGGGATCGCGTCTATGCTCAAACGTATGGAACTTCTGTTTTGTTCCATGATATACCGGGCCAACGTTATACCCCGCAGCCTCCGCCGCATCATCCACCATCTTCTGCAACTCGTCCCGGTTGGCTTCGGGATCTCTAGCCAGTTCCATGTACCTGCGGTTGACCGCTGCGGGTACTGGCTGGAAGCGTGGGTCGTGCTTCCCGCTTCCCCGTTTCTTCGCAGGTATTCGCTTACCTTCGTCGTCCTTGGTGACGGGATCTGTGAGCTTGTATTGTCTCGCGTCGGACTTCTCGGCGACTGCGTCCCTGTTCTCTTTCACAAACTTGCCGCCGTCCACACGAAGCTGCGGCCTGACCTTCTTGCTGCGTAGAATCTTGTTCGCCTCTTCATGGGTCAAGAGCCTCTTTACCTTCAGGCTCCCGGCGATTGACCATGTCCCGGGGGCTTCAGCCGTCGTGGTATTCGTGTCGTAATCGTAATAACCATCTACGGGAACATCTCGCAGCCCGGACTCGCGAGGGTTTATATCACCCTTGCCCGTTCTCTTCGCTGTTCTCTCGTATTCCTCTTGATAGTTTTTGTCAGCCGCAACTTCCACTTCCGCAAACACGACGTTTTTATAAAGTTTGTATTTCCACGGGCTGGTCTTGCTTGGGGTGACGACTTCTCCTGCACCCTGCGGGTTGAACGGCAATGTCCCCGTGTGCCACCCGGGCCGAAACGCCAGAAACTTTGCGGTCCTGCCCTTGATCCCGGCCTTTCTCAGCCTTTTTATGGACTCTGGCGTAAACGTGCTCAAGCTGCGAGACTGTCCAGTTTCGCCAAGAACGTATTGCCTTTCGCCAAGTGTTTCGTATGCTCCGCCGCCCTGCTTGGCGTCGAGCCATACCCCCATGGGTATGTTGTCTTTTGCCCCAACGTAAAGGGGACGGAGGTGTCCTTCTACTATCCTGAACGCCTTGTACCTCGTCACCGTTTTCTTGGGGGTAGCACCGCGACGGACAGAGTACGCCGGAACATCCGAGGCAAACCCTTCGTCTTCGGGGTTGTCAAACGTCAGGGTTCCCTGCTTGTGCTTGAACGCGGGAGGCCGCTGGGCCTCTTGGAATCTGGCGGCCTCTGGATTCCATTTCCCCTCCGCATCACGGAACGCAGCCTCGCCTTCAACCGACCGATGAGTGTCTGCATCACCATAGTCGTCGAAGACAGGGATCTGCTCCCTGATAGAAGCAAATCCTCCGTCCTTTCTCGCGGGAACCTCGGGAAGGCCAGTCAACCCGTCCACGTCCCGCACCATCAAAACTATGTTGGGCTTGCCTGCGAGGTCGTACGGCCAGTTAGGAGGCGCGTACTCATCGTTCCATGTGAGGATGGCCGCTGGGCGAAATCCGTGGTTCCCGTACAGCGTGGGCAGGAAGCCATCAATGTCGTACCCGTCGAGGGTATTTGAAGACTTCCCCGCTTCATTCAACAGAAGGTTGATGTTTGCCTTGGAGTCCGGGTGCTTGAATACCGAAACAAGATCACCCCCGTCCGTTACCGCAACGCCGGAAAGCAAATCCTTCGTCAGGTACAGATGGTTATCTGGGTCTTGGTAGAAGTCGAGATCCTTGACTTCTACCGCCGCGCCCAAGGGGTGGTCCCTTGCGGTCGCTGCTATTCCATCTCGGAATTGTCGCCCCCGAACTGTAGGGTCAACCCTGCCCCCAACGACCTCATCTTCTCGCGGTGTATTTTCTGCGACTCTTCCTTCGTCCTCGACCGCACCCTCTGTAGATATTGCTGCACGGTCTCTCTCGAAGCGGGTGAGGCCCGCTTCTCTTGTTCTTCGTTCCGCCGCTTGGAATTTTGCTGTTCTGACATTGCGTGGCTCCTGTTTCTCTAGTGTAGCTCGGGCCTTGGCCGCAGGCAAACCAACAGCGGTCTCTGGGTTTTCCTCCGCCCCCTTCGCCCGGTTCTCCTGAAACTCCCGAACGCTGGCCCGCATCTCCTCGGCGGTTGGTGGTCTCAGAACGTCGCTTTCATCGTCGTGAACGGCGGACCCCGCCACGCGAACAACGTCGTTGAGTTTGCTCGTCCCCACTCCCCCCACCCGCTTGGACAGAGGGGTCGGCCCCATACCAGCCCGGGTTTTGATTTCCTTCTCCAGAGCCTCGTTCTCTACTTTCTCCAGTTGCTCTAGTTTTGCTCTTATGTTTTCGTCGGTGATCCGTCCGCGATCCACCGCGCCATCGCCTTCTTCAGCGACCCCGGCTCGTAGTTTTCGTCGAACTCCCTTTGCTGGGCGTTTAGGTTTGGCGTCGGAAGCGATGCGTTTGCGGGGCTTGGTGAAGGCTCCGCTCTTGTCTTTCTTTCCTTGGAGTTCGAGGACGCCTTCCTTGTACTCTGTTGTGACTGCCCTTGCTGCTGTGCCATAGTCCAAATCCTTTTCTGTTTCTTCTGACGAATCTTCGCCTTCGGAGGTTGTGATCCCGGTTCCCTTGACACCAAGGTTCGTCCACAACTGCTTCTCATGATACCACATCATCGCCTGAAAATCAGCCATCGTGATCTTTGTGGGAGCACCTTTCTTTGTCCCGTAGATAGCCTTGATGTCTTCGGCGTGTTCCTCTGAGAACTTGTCGATGGCCTTGGCGGTTATTTCCCTTTGCTGGACGCGGTCGTTGCCGTTCTTCGGCGTGGCGTACACGCCGAACATGCTGCTGTATATTCTGCCAGCGGCCTTGAACTCATCGGTAGTGACGGCGGCTCTCTCCTGCTGACGCCACAGCGCCGCCTTCAACACATTCTCCATCAAGGCATCTGTCTTTTCCTCTGTATTTCCCGTGTATTCTTCAAGCCACTTGCTGTCTTTCTCTTTAGCCCTTGCTTTTGCCCATCTCAACAGGGAGTTGTAGTATTTTTTCCCTTCCTTGTCTAAGTCTTTTTTCGTGCCGGTAACCTCTCGCCCCTCGATTCCCCGACCCTTCAGTTCCTTGTTGTATATGTTTGACGTTGCGGTCGAGGTAAAGACGCTACCGTTTTTGGCATTCAACGCAACTGCGTAGCGGACAATGTTGCTTCCCACAAATTCCTCGTCGGACATACCTTTGATGACTGACGCTTTCTCTGTTTGCACGCCTTTGCCCAAGTACCTCGCGACGTTGGCAGGATCTATCACACTGACAAAACTCGGCAGCGTTTTGTTCTTTTGCTTCTTCGTCTCAGTGGAGTTCTCCCTTGCCAATTTGACGTTTCTCGAAAGAAGAGTTCCTCTGAGCCTTCCAATCGTCCGAGACCACCACAAGTCCATCGTCAACGTGTCGAACCGTTGGTTCAGGTTATTGAAGAAACTCCCCAGTTTGGGACCGATCATCGACGCGGCAGGAACCTCCGTGTCTACAAGCTCGCTTTTGATGTCGAACCCAAGTTCCTGATTCATGTACTTGACTTTGAACTTCGCCGCGAGGAATTTATCTGTCGCCTCCCACCCATAGGTATCTATGAGGTCCAAGGCTTCTTTCATCTTTTCGGGAAGGTCGCCCCTCTTGAACTTCCCTTTGATCCCCCCTGAGTCCCGCCATATTGCATAGGAGTTGATGGCGTTTCGGAAGTTGGCACCGACCTTTTCGCCGTCGCTCGTTATGGCGAGCATCAGCTTGAAGACCAAGCGTGCCTCGCCAGTGGTCTTGCCGTTGGGGAGAATCTCGTCCGTAATGACAATCCCCGCCTTCTTGGCGGCTGGGTCTGTGTTATATGTGTACGCAAGCTCGGGGAAGATGAATGAAAGCTCGTCGAGCGCCTCTTCAATTATTCTTCCGTACCAGCCAATGGCCTTGTCCCTATCTTCTTTTGTGATGTCCGACTCAAAAGCGACTGCGCCCTCCGCCGCCATCGCCTCCGCCAGCAATTCCTTCTCGTCGGCGGACAAATCCCGAACTTTTGCCCCCGGGATTGGGAGAGGAGCAAATCCCGTCTTCTCCATGTTCGATCTGATTTCATTCTCAAGCCATGACGCAGCCTCGAACACGACAACCGTGTCGGAGTCTTTCTGGGCCTCGCTCCTCACTGCTTTTATCACTGGGATCTTGCGGTTCTTTAGAGACGCGCGATCCTTCCACCTCCCGTCGAGGATGCTCTTGACCAAATCTATCTGTCGCGTGACATACGCCTTCCGCTGATCCTCGCTGATCGTCTGCAACTTCACGCCTTCGGCTCCGCCTTCACCCGGCTCCCGTGCCGTCTCTATGAGGCGGGGCAGGTCGCGGAAGATCCGTCTCGCCTCACGCGAGTCGAAGTTGAGGAACAGCCTGTCGGCGAGGTTACGCCAGAAGTCTGCGAACTTGCGGAAGATTGGATTCTTCGCCTGCGAAAGACCATAAGCCTGATACGCCTCGGCTACCGTTTCCTCCGCGTCCCTTGAATACCGTCCAGTCTGTGGGTCTCGCGATTCTCCGGGGGCGTACTTGCGGAACAGGTAGTCCTGCTCACTCTTGGTAAGAACCAGATCCATCGCGAGGTGGAAGACCTCATGCGGGATCGTGGTCAAGTCGCTCACGCCGGTGAGTAGGATGATGCTCTCGGCATCTATCTCCTTGCCGCCCACATTCAACTTCGCCCCGACCAAGTCTTCTTGACCAAGGTAAACCCCAGCGCCCATAAGATCCGGTCTGTCCTCCGGCGTGAACGCGCCGAATGTTCTCTTCGTCAACGGCTCGCGGACCCTAGCAATGCGGACCTTCTTGCCAGCGACCTCTACCTCTACCTCGCTGCCCTCCGACCCGGGGACTACCTTTACCTCCGCGCCCCGGAACATCCTCCTGATCATGTTCACTTCGTTCTTGGAGAAGCGATCTCTTGTCAGTTCCGTTCCGATCACGCCTTCCTTGCCCGGCTTGCCTGCCGTGCCAAGGATCTGCTTGTTGCTCAGGACGAGGCGGTCCCGAGTTGCACGGTGCTTCTTCGCTTGTTCCTCCGACACGCCCTTCTCAAGAAGCTGATCAACGAGAACGATCTGGGCCTCGTTCTTCAGAAGCTGGTCAACCTGAGCCTCTGTAATATCAGGGACTCCCTGAATCCTGGCCTTGATTCTCCTCGCTGCCTCCAGCCTGACACGGGCGTCAGCACGGTCCTGCTGCTCCAGCGCCGAGATGAGGCTGTCGATTCTCCGGTGTCCGGCGCTGCGGGGCGTCGGTGCCGGTGCCGGTGTCGTGGCCTGCTGCTGCCTGCCCGGCGAGAGGATGTCGCCAAGGCGGGAGACGGCCTCGTCCCTTGTCTCGCCAAGGGGGGCGGCTCTCATCTCCGCCTCAATCAACTTGTCCACGGCGGCGATGTCGTTTACCAGCGACTCAATATGAAGACCTTCTTGGTGCGGTCTGCCCTCGAAGGGAGCCTCTATAGCTTTAGGATCACTCTCGATGTCCTCAAGCTGTGACTGGAGTTCGGCCCTTTGTGCTCGCAGGTCTGCGAGAGCCTCGGACTCTTCGGCTGCTTCCTCCTGAACCCCGGTCTCTGCGTTTACGATATTGCCTTCCGCATCAACCCTGTACCACTTCCCGTCAATCCTCTGCACCTGCGCCATGCTGTCACCAGCGGTGACCGTGATTCGCGTTGGCTTCCCCTTGGTTCTCTCGGTAGTAACTACTACCTCCGGCGGCGGCTCCGGCTTCTGATCTTCCTCTTCCACCTCTGCCTCTGCCTCTGTGGCAGAAAGTTGCGCGTTCAGGCTTTCTAGCTTTTCATTCGCGGCATTGATTTCCAGTCCAAGGTTTTCTATTGCCTCGTCAATCTCTGCCGTGTCGGCACCCGGCGTCTCTTCGAGAGCCTCCCCTCGCTGCATCTCTAACTCAGATACTTCCTCCTGTAGCTGGTCTCTCGCATCTTCCTCCTCTTGTATTTCGTCAAGCAACGATTCGGTGGTAACGGCTGGCGATTCCTGCTCGACCTCCCGAACATCTTGTTGCTCGACCTCCCTCGCAGCCAGATCGTGGAGACTGTCGAACTTCTCGGTCGCTTCAGACGCCTCCTTAGTATCGGTCCAGCTTCCATCCGCTTGGATGTGAAAGACAACGCCGTCCTCTCCCGTGATCTCGGTGACCTCGTCCTCCATCTCGGCGAGCCACTGGCTTCTGCGAAGCGACTCCTTTATGACAACTTCTTCTTCGCTTAGTTCGCCATTCTCAAGAGCCTCCGCGTCCTCCTGCCGAAGTGGTGCAGCGAATGCGTTGTATTCCTCGTCCTGCTTCTTGACCTCATCCCAAGTGGTTTGCCCGCCCGGGGCGCTGATCTCTCCGAGGATCTTGCTGCCGCCCTTGGTGAGGATCTTCTTGCCCATGGGGACGACGGAGAACGCTACGCCCATCTCAAGGATCTGGGTCCATGTGAAGTCTTGGAACTCTTCGATGCCGAGACCGGCGTTGATCGCCATGTCGGCATACTCTTCAAGAATCTCCTCAAGTGGTCCGTGGATGCCAGCCATCGCCATGAGCTTTGAATACCTAGCACGACCGGCGGACGTGGGGTTCAGTTCAAAGAACTTCCTCATCACACCAGCCTTGAAGGCACGCTGGGCCGGGGCGCTCGTTATTCCGCCGAGTCTCATAGCGGTCGGAGATTTTGAAAGTATCGACCACGCCCCACGCTTCAGCAACGGCATGCCAATGCCGCCAAGCTGTTCGGAAAAGTTCGCGGTCATCGACCTGATGATGCCGTTAGTTACGTTCTCCATGAACGTATCGGGATCGTCAGGGTCTGCGTGCATCACCGCCAGCTTCCCTGCCTCGTCCTTGTCGAACCCGTAGTCGTCTTCAAATTCCGAGGCAATCATCCTCGCGGTCATGGCGGGATTGGTCACGACCATCAAGCCGCTTCTTCCAACAGCGGAACCCAGCTTTCCTCCGGTCTGAGCCGCTAGTCTCCTGCCAACGCCGGGTATTCTTGTCGCCTGTGAAATACCGGCGACATTCTTTGCCGCTGCACCAGAAGCCGTGGCCTTTCGGAACGCTTTCAGCAACCTCTTGCGTGCGGAACGGGTCAGCAGTTTCAGCCCCTTCCGGCCAGCCATTGAAGCAGCAGTTGCTATGGGGGCAGCTATGGTTTTAGCACCGGCAAATGCCACTGCGAACTCAACGCCCATGCCGGGGATTGTGCTCATCAACTCGGCGGAGTTTTCCAGCCAAGACCTGTTCTCTTTCAGTTGCCCGACGCGAACGAATCTCGCGAATATGTCGTAGTCTTCCTCGTCCGCCGTGCCGTTCATTATGTTGAGGCCAGCCTTGGCAATGAACCCCGACTTCGTCGCAGCGGCACCGCCTGCAAGCCACGGGACTCCGGCGGCGATCGCCTCGTAGGGGAACCACCCTCCCCACATCTTGCCCCAACTGGTCAGGTCTCCGCCCTTGACCTCCTCCTCTATCCTCCTGAACGCAGCGGCCATCTCCGGTGTCTTGAACATCTGCTCCAGAACCTCGTCTGGAGTCTCCATCAACATCTTCGCCCACGAATCCTCCGGCGGCTCCTCGGTCGGGGCTGATGGATCGCCATCGTCGGCGCGACGAATCGCGCCACGGTTTGCTACAACCGCAATCTCCGCGTCGGAAAGCGGTCGCATCATTTGCTCGTAGATGCTGGGTTCCCTTTCCTTCGACTCGTCCGCCAAGGCGGCGAAAGGACTTGGGGAACCTGACGGCTGGGGAAGAAAATGAGCAGCCTCGCCGTGGTTGCGGGCGATCCACTGCTCGGCTTCCTCTGTTGTCGAGAACGACGGGAACATGTTTGGCCCGACACGCTTCGCGTTGTCGATAGCCTCGTCGATCGACCTCTGCTCCCCGTGCCACATGGTGGGGATGACACGCTCCACGCCATCCATGTTGACCGAGGTCAACCGCACGTTGCTTACCGTGCCGTCCTCGTTCTGAACGAATGGGTACGGCTGGTACACTCCCTCTACAGGAGGCGGAGGCTGGGCCGGTGCCGCCATCGGGGAGGAGCCTATTGGGGGCGTGGAAATAGGGGGCGGCAACTGGACCGGAGGCGGAGGCGACAACGGTCCACCGACATCCAACGGGTTGATCTCCGGCACTGGCGGGAGAGTCGCCGTCATGGAGTCGAGCACCGATGGCGGCGATACAGGCAAAGACAGTGCCTGACTGTCGTCAATAATGTTTCTGCCAGTCGTTGCCATGATTGGTTTCTGTTTTTATCTAGCGGTTGCTGTATGCCCTTGTCCGCCCAACAGGAGGTTGAATCGGACCCGTCTTGTTACGGACAGTTACGAAGGAAAAAGGCTTGGCGGGAAGTTTACGCACATCCCTCTTGGGTCTCCGCGTTGTCACCCCCATAAACTTCTCCCACTCCTTCCTCCTCTCCCTGAGCCGTCTCATGTTCGGACCCTGCCCCCTTCCGCCTCTCTCCCTGATGGCGTCTTCCTCCCTGTCCCAATCTTCAGGCGTTTGCGTAAACGCCCACTTCTCGTAGTCATATTTCTTTCGTAGAGCAGCCAGCTTTTTCCCCATACTTCGCCCGCCTTCCGCCCGAATAGCTTGCGCCTGCTTCTCCCATTCGGCGTTTGGCGTCGGCGTCCTCGGACCTGACGGAGCTTCCGCCGCAGTTTCTTCAGCAGCAGGTTTGACAGGAGGTTCGACAGGAGCGGATGCGGTAACCGCCTCACCCGGCTTCGCCCGTCCTTGGCGCTCTAATCTCTTCCTTCTCGCCTCGGCGATGATGTCGTCTCTTGCATCTATGGCGGCGTCAAATTCCTTCTGCTTGTCAACCGGCTCGT